AGATGCAGAAGGAAGCCTATCCCTCTGCTTCTCAAGCTCTTTAACTCGGTTAGTCAAAATATCTTTGACTTCCGTTTGCACAAGTTCACGCAATCTACTATCAAATTGCTCCCTACTGCCATTAACTATGAGAGCCAAGCGACTCTCAGAATGAATCACAAAGTGATCTACAAATATATCTATATTATCCATGTCAATCTCCAAATTAAAAGTGAGCAGTTTATCCACGTACTCAGGTGGCAGGAGAGTCCTATGCAGCCCTTCTCACACTGGTGCGGCCCTTCTTGTCTGTGATAAAGAAGAAGCCTCCACGCTCATGGTGAGGAAAGTACCATGACCTTTTGCCAAAGTGAATGCCTGTGTAGCATCGACCTTCATTAAAGCCATAGCGCGTCTTGAATTTTCTTACTCTATAAATCATTTAGATCTCCATTATTCCTGTTATCTCTGTGTCAATCAAGTCTGGTGAGGGCTTTATCAAAGTCTCTACCAACCACTGTGCATCGTCCTTGTCCCTAGCCCGTACAGTAAAGCTCATGTTGACCTCAAACTCAAAGGTCAGATCATCAGCATCTGGCTGGTTCCAAGGCGCGTCTGGGTGTCCCTTATGGGCTTCAACCCAGCATATATCATCACTCATCCTTTAGTCTCCACAGTTATACCAATGTCCTTATCAGCAACATGAAAGAAGGTGATCTCATCTGTCACTGTACCTTTCCTGTTAAGCTGACTAACAAGGCTATGCATATCGAACCTATCAATACCAAAATCAGCAGCGATAGACTGCTCATCATCAAAATCTACATCAATACTTTCATGTCTAGTGACCCTAATAGTAGTCCAGCCATTCTCTAAGTCGCGCTCGACATTGATGCTTTTTACATTATGAAAATTCATATTCCGTACTCCATTAACCATTCTTGTGTTGCGGAATCTAATGTTCCGTATTGTGTTACCTCACGGCTGTATGTGTCGCCGTATTCCCAACGATCATACGTCAAAGGTGACTTGGCTGCAACAAACCATCGTGCATAAGGATTATCTTTCTCCTTCTTTGCAGCTTGGTATGTCTTCAGTACACGCCACTCCCAGCCTTGTGCATTGGTGAATGTAGCGTATGGCTGCTCCACCTTCACAGTCTTACCGAACTTAGTTCTATTGCTCATTAGCTTTTTCCTCTACATAAATTCTAATATACTTGGACTTATCCAAGGGCTGACCGTAAGCATACCGCCTCCAGTTCTCACCGTCAACAAGTCCTTGACCACGCACCCGTAGGCTATACCTATCTCTGTTCAGATACTTACGCATCCGCTCCACTAGCTCACGCCCGGCCTCGTCATTAGGTATACGGGTGAACACATACTTAGGACTCCTCATCATCTTCCTCCACAAAAAAGTTAACACCTGCTAACCGCTGACCGTACATATCTACGTTATCTGGATCAGCGTTATGCTCCACTGGACACTGCGCCATCCACTCCCAAAACTTATCATCATACAAGTCCATAGTCCTCTACCTCCTCACTGTCTATACCGCCTTCATATTCCTTACTGTGTGCTGGCAGTAGACCCCCACTGAAGGCAATATCTTCTGCCTCTTCCCAATCTTTTGCAACAACATAGTAAGTGTTCGTAACTATTGTCTGAATCTCAACCTTAAACTTTTTCATATCAACCCCACTGTGCAGCCATAGCATCTGCCAGACCTTGGAAAGTTTTGCTGCGTATCTTCCACCTATCCTCTGAGGGTGGCAGGTAATGCAGCCTCATCTGCTCACGCCTTGGAAGCTTGTCATACTCCTCCTTAACATTGTTAGTATCGCCCAGCTTGGGCAAGCCGTGCAACCACAAGCCTGTCTTTTTAGACTCAGCATGACCGAACATCCAAGGCTGTACATACTGCGTCGGCTTGAATGGTAGCACCCCCACAGGGTTCTCCATACACACTTTGTCGCAGGCAATCATAGCCAACTGATAAAGCTTTGTAGTCCACTCAATCGACCGCAAACGCTCGTCATGCTTAGGCATTCCCTTCGCATAGGTAGAGTTGCCGCTGACCGCTAAGGCTGTACAGGGTGGGTGCATGATAATCAAATCCCAATCGTCCCAACCTATCGCCTCCTCGCAGTCCATCTGCAAGTGATACTCGCTACCATCATCAGCAGACAACAGATCATTAGACCAAACTTCATGCCCAAGTTTCCTGAAAGCTTCACGGACTGTACCGCTAGACTCACACGCTACAAGTACTTTCATCTCAAATCCTCCAAGTTTCTAACATTTGTTAGGTTTTACCCTACTGCGATCAGATTATCAACAACAAAGTTACCCTCGTCTTTCTTAGCTTTTCCCTTGGCAACCAAGCCGACTATCACCTTGCCAGCCTTGACGTTCACAAGGTCTGACGCATCGCCATCAATCACCCTGCGCCCCTTGTAGTACTTGGGCATCCCATTACGGAACACAACCGACATAGGCACGTCAGCCTTGAGAGCCTTGACCACATGCTTTTGGTACGCAGGCTCGTTACTGTACGAATACATCAACTCATAGTTAGATGGAGTCTTGCCCAGCCTTGACGCATTCTTTGTGTAATCGTAAAAGAATATATTCGGGAACTCTTGAGGTATCCCATGTTTCTCCCATGGTATGTCTGATAATACATTGAGACGCACTGCTGCCTTGACACCTTGGCGTTCGCAAAGCTTCTCAAAGTTGGTCAATTCCTTGCGAAGCTTAGTCAAGAATCCTTCTCTGTCACTGTGCCACCAGTCAGTCTTGCGCTGTCGCCCAGCCTTCACGTTTGAAAAAACGCCCATGCCTGCTGACTCCAAACAAGACTTGGCGCAGCCTGCCACGTTCCGATAGGGACAGAGTATGTCATCGGGCATGAGTGATAAACCTGCAAGCCTGTATTCTTCGCTACTCCTATCACTCTTCTTGAGCTTTGCGTTACCGCCTGTTGTGTCTAGTAGTTTCATAGATCCTCACATTTTCTAACATTTGTTAGGTTTTCACTTCTAGTTGTGTTTCTATCCATACCTTCGCGCCACATGCTAGTGGCTTGTCTGGTGAGTAAACCACAGACGCAACCACATTACCAGCATCGTCCACAATGTCGGCACGGTTTACTCTGCGGTTCTGCTTGTAGTCTTTCACTGTCAGCACTGGTAACTCTGCACCTTTGGCATTTGCCTTTATGTGGTGCTGATTTACGTGGACAATAGTTTTCATACGCTTACCCTCAAAATTTCCTAACATTTGTTAGGTTTTTACCTCAACTCTTCAATGATTGCAAATGGTGACGCAAAGCCTACAAGCACAAACATTGGGCCGATAACAGAAAACATATCATGCACTTCCATATCGGTAGCGTAGTAGGCCCACGTCAAACATATACCCGACCACATCAGAACAATTGATGTGATGATTGCAGACACAACTAACATAACTGTATTGAACATTTTCTATCCCTCATATTTTCTAACATTTGTTAGGTTTTTATTTCACTTGCTCCGGGCCAAGGGAGATCCCTCCGCTATCTTGGCAAGCTTGTAATGCCTTGGCACTACTCAATAACCACCATGCGGTAGCTATTGGCTAGTGTCTAGCGTAGGCAGTTTAGCGCCATGCCTAGGGCGTGAGGGATTACCCTATACTTTGACTAATGGTGAGAGTGCATCCGCAATCGCGTCTTGTTCTTCTGCTGGCAATGCTGCCGCAGCTTTGAGCGCGTTTATCAGTGCCAAAAGCTTTTCTGTCGGCTGCATCATTGTCGCCTCTAAAGCTTCTGCAATGTCTCCATCGCTAGGCTCATCTTTTGCGGCTTTCTTAGCCTCTGCCATGTCTGCTTTGGCTTGTAGGTAATCATCATATGATTCTAGCGCATACTCTACGCCCTCAACCGACCATGTAAACTCGCTAACACGTTGGGCCAAACTGCCGCCCTTTTCCTCAGTGTACTTGTTAAGGCTTTTAAACCCCAAAGCTTCTGCGAATTCCTTGGTGGCTTGCTTCCACGTTGCTTTATCGTTGCTATTAATCGCTGGCTTTAGAACCTCAAACAATCGCGCTGCTATTGTTGCGTTCTTCTTATCTAGTGTTGCGCTTGCGGTGGCGATGCTGCGAACTTCTTTTTTATCTAACATTGTTTTGATCCCTCAAAAGTTTAATTGTCGAACACGTAAATACTAATGCAGTTAGTGTGCCAAGTTTTAAAAGCCTTATAAAACAAGCACTTAGTTTTTCAGGGTATTAATAAACGCACCAATGAAGTGCAAAAGTAATATTTTATGCACTGTTACAGTGATTCATTAAAAAAATACTAATGAAAACAACAGGTTAAAAATTAACTTTTATTGGTATGCATTTTGCATGGTGGGAATTATGCGATGGTGGGACGTAATAAAATCAACAGGTTAGGGAGATCGCCCCTTTAAACTGTTAGGCTCCACAATGGTGCAAAGCTTGTGAAGCATGCAAAGGCAGTGCCAAGTTTTTAGGTGCTTCCTTTATACGCAAATTTTATTTTTTTTGGTGAGGGGATTGTGAAGCTTGCGAGTATGCAATAAACGTGCCAAGTCTTTGAAAAGCTTTGAAAGTTTGTGAGTAGTCACTAACCTTTACAAGCTTTTTAAACGCGCTGAAAGATTGTCAAGCCTTGGGAATACTTGGAAAGCTTTTGAGTCCTTACAGGAATATCTAACATTTGTTAGGTTTTTCGCGTGAAGGCTTCAAAGGCTTGTGAAGCTTGCAAAGCTTGTGAGGCTTGAGAGGGCGGGCAGGATGCCATAGGGGGTGGTGTGTATATATACTAAATAAAATACATTTTGAAAGCTTTTCAAGTTGTCAATTCTTCACATATTGCGGCTCACCTGTAAAGCTTTAAAGTACATATATTAAGATCTATATAATACATACTTACACCCCCGGCGGCTGTTACTATAGTATAGGGTCGAATTTCACATTTGTCAAGTTATTTTTAAAATATTTTAAAAAAGACTTGACAAACCCTCAATCTGACCCTATACTGTACCACATGAATTCATATTTACCCCAGACTAACAAAGAAAGAGAACTCACCGAAAAACAAGAAAAGTTTTTAAAATGTCTAGTTGAGACAGGAGGTGATCCAAAGTACGCAGCAGAGTTAGCAGGATATGCCGAAGGTAGCTATTTTCAAGTTATAAAATCTTTAAAGAATGAAATAATAGAACTGGCCTCTCAAATCCTAGCTCAGTCTGCACCCAAAGCTGCTTTAAAGCTTGTACAGGTTTTAGATTCTGATGATCCTATGCCACAAGCTAATGTAAAACTACAGGCAGCACAGACTATTTTGGATCGCACAGGTCTTGGCAAGCAAGATAGGCTTGAGGTAAACGTAGAAGCTGAAGGTGGATCATTATTCATTCTCCCTGCTAAGACTGTTGTAGAAGGCGAGTATGAAGTTACCCAAGACTAAACCTCGTACACAGGGTGTTGCTCCTTTTGGTTACACCGCTGATGTAGAGAATAAGCTTTTTGTACGTGATGAAAAAAAGTACAAAGTTCTAAAAGAAGTAGTAGAAGGAATTGTTGCTGGAAAGTATAAGTCTATACGTGAAGGTAAACTATTTGTAGAGTCTAAAGGTTACTCTATATCGGTACAGAGCCTCTCAAAGTACGTTAAGGAAGAAAGAGAGGATCAAGGTAAAGCGCCTAAATACCGTTATAGTAAGAAACAAAAGGCTCAGATAGCTGCTAGGCGCTCTGTAAAAGAAAAACAAAAGCGCATAGAAGTACTTGACAAGAAGTTAAAGTCTGCAAAGGCTACACTTAATCAACAAACTAAGGTTCAATCTAAATTAGATGAGCCTTTAGAAGCTTCTACAGATACTGGTAAAGTTCTAACAGAAGATGAGTTAGATCTATTAGCTCCTAATACAAAGAAGGTAATAGAAGATAAAGTTATTTTCAGACCGAATGAAGGGCCGCAGACAGACTTCTTAGCAGCCCCAGAAACGGACGTATTGTATGGTGGTGCAGCAGGGGGTGGTAAGTCCTATGCTATGCTCGTAGATCCCCTCAGATTCGCTCACAGGGCTGCTCACAGGGCGTTAATACTAAGACGCTCAATGCCTGAACTGAGGGAGCTTATAGATAAGTCTAGGGAATTATACCCCAAGGCTTTTCCGGGGTGTAAGTTCAGAGAAGTAGAAAAGATCTGGACATTCCCTAGTGGTGCTAAACTAGAGTTTGGCTTCTTAGAGCGAGATGCAGATGTATACAGGTATCAGGGTCAAGCATACTCTTGGATAGGGTTTGATGAGATAACACACTTAGCAACAGAGTTTTCTTGGAACTACCTATCATCTAGACTGCGTACTACAGACCCTGATATTACGCCTTATATGCGTTGTACAGCTAACCCCGGTGGCGCTGGTGCAACATGGGTAAAGAAGCGTTATGTGAACCCATCAGAACCTAATGAGAGCTTTACAGGCCATGATGGATTGACACGACGTTTTATAC